TACACGCTGGACGAGCCAGACGACTGGAACGCCCCGGAATCGTGGGAAAAGGCCAATCCGAACTACGGCGTGAGCGTTAGCCCGATCGACATCGCCCGCAAGGCGCGCAAAGCCTCCGAAATGGCGAGCGCGCAGAACAATTTCCTGACCAAACACCTCGATGTGTGGGTAAACGCTGACACCGCTTGGATGAATATGCGGGCGTGGGATCGCTGCGCTGATCCGAAGCTGGACGAGGCGGAATTCGAGGGGCAGGAGTGCAACATCGGCCTCGATCTCGCGACGAAAACCGATCTCGCCGCGAAAATTCGCCTCTTCGCAAAAAATATACAAGTGAACGGCAGGACCGAACGGCATTACTACGCTTTCGGGCGCTACTACCTGCCCGAGGAAGCCGCCGAGGATGGCCGAAACTCCCAGTATTCCGGGTGGATTCGCGAAGGCCAAGTGGTCGCGACGCCGGGAAACGTGACCGATTTTTCCTACATCGAGGACGATCTGCGCGCCGATGCCGCGCGCTTTCGCGTGATCGATGTAGCGGTGGACCCTTGGCAGGCCTCGCAGCTGTCGCAGCGCATGCAGGCCGAAGGGCTGCCGATGGTGGTGCTGCGCCAGACGGTGCAGAACATCAGCGAGCCGATGAAGGAACTAGAACGGCTGGTGTTGCAAGGCCGCTTGCACTTTTGCGCCGATGACGCCGCGCTCACGTGGATGGTCTCGAACGTGACCGTGAAACCGGATCACAAAGAGAACATTTATCCGCGCAAGGAACGGGTGGAAAACAAAATCGATGGTGTGGTCGCGTTAATCATGGCGCTGGCGCGATCACTCGCTGCCGAGGGCGGTGCATCGGTCTACGAGCGTCGCGGTGTGCTCACGGTATGAAGCAATCGGACGCTCTTGATCTCGTCGCAGCGATCGGCCTGCTGATCCTCGCAGCAGGAATCTGGCTCGTTTTCTCGCTTGGGTGGGCGCTCGTCGCGCTCGGTGCGGGGCTTTACGGCTCTGCGGTCCTGATCGCTCTCAAGGGTTCATCCGATGCTACTCAGCAGGCTTTCGACCCGAGCGCCGACGAAGCGCAAGGAGACAGGGAGCACGTCACTATCGATCAATGACCTCGCCGCGCTGATCGATACCGCAGGAATGCGCTCGGTTTCCGGCGCTGCCGTGAACGAGCACACCGCGTTGCGGCAGGCCACGGTGTATACCTGTGTAAAAATTCTTTCGGAGTGCATCGCATCGTGCGCGCCCGGACTGATCGAGCGTGTTTCGACGAACGAAGTCAACGAAATTTTCGACCATCCGGCGCTCGATGTGCTGCGCACTCCGAACGATTGGATGTCATGGCATGACCTCTGCCAATACTGGATCACGCACAGCGAACTGCGCGGCAACGCCTACGCTTTCAAGGTTAAATCGGGCGATGGCCGCGTGCGCGAACTGCTGCCGCTGCAGCCTGACATGGTGGGCGTGCAGCAGATGCCAGATTGGACAATCATTTTCACGGTCGGCAGCGGACGGCTCGAACCTAACGGGCAATATCGCTCGGATCGAGTGCTGCACCTGAAGAATTTCGGCACGATCGGATACAAGGGCGAGAGCACGATCGCGCTGCACCGAGACGAAATCGGACTCGGCCTCGACATGCAGCGCCACGCGGGCGCGCTGTATCGCAACGGGACGAATCTCGGAACGGTTTTTCAGCATCCGAAAACTCTCAGCCAACCCGCCTATGACCGGCTGAAACTCTCTCTCGGGAAAGAATTCGGCGGTGTGCTCAACACCGGTAAACCGATCATCACCGAAGAGGGGATGACGGTCGAAAAATTGGGGATGACGATGGAAGACGCGGAATTTATCGCGTCGCGTCACTACACCAAACAGGAGATAGCGGGAATTTTCGGCGTCCCGATGTTTTTGCTCAATGACACCGAAAAATCGACCACGTGGGGAACCGGTCTCGAACAAGTCTCGCGCGCTTTTCTGAACTACTCGCTGCAGCCGCGTATCTCGCGCCTGCTGATGATGCTCAACCGAAATCTTCTGCTGCCGAAAGAGCAGGGAAAACTCTCGTTCGTGGTGAACACGGATCGCTTTACGTTGGGCGATTTCGCCTCTCGATACAACGGATATAAGACGGCGATTCTCGCGGGAATCATGAACCCCGACGAGGTTCGCCACCTCGAACACATGAACCCGCGCCCCGGTGGCGATGCCTACGTGGACCCGCAGCCGCCCGGTCTCGGATTCCCCGGCGAAAACCCTCCCGAGGGTGAGCCGACACCGCCAGAGGGGCAGAAGCCATGAGATCGAAAGTAGTCACCAGTCCGTTCGAGATCAAATCGATCAGTGCGGACGGTCAAATCGAGGGCTACGCTTCCGTTTTTGGAAATGTGGATTCGTATAACGATGTCGTGATGCCGGGTGCATTCGTCAAATCGCTGACCACTCACCAAGCGAAAAACTCGATGCCTGCGATGCTCTGGCAGCACCGCTCGGATCAGCCGCTCGGATCGTGGTCGAAGATGGAAGAAGACGCCCACGGCCTGCACGCGGTGGGGCAGCTGTGCCTCGACACCTATCGCGGGCGCGAAGTGCGCGCCCTCATGAAGATGACGCCGCCCGCAGTGCGCGGCCTGAGTATCGGATTTTCAATTCCGAACGGTGGCGAAACGTTCGATCATGAGGCGAACGTCAACCGGCTGACGGAAGTGGACTTGTGGGAAACGTCCGTGGTGACGTTCCCCGCGAACGATCAAGCCAACGTGGAGCAGGTTCGCAGCCAATGGCTCGCGGATCGCACGCTGCCACCGGGAATGCTTGATGAAATCCTTTCGAGCGCTCGCGCGTTCGAGCGGTTCCTGCGCGAGGTAGGACTGCCGAAACCGATCGCGAAGAAAGTAGCGAGCAAATTGCTGAAGGTGCGGACGAATCGGCGCGAGGCCGGTGACGACATCAGCCCGCTGTCTGGCTTGCTCGGGCAGATCAAAGCCAGCACGTAAGTTTCCACTTTTACTGTTTTCAACATTTGCTACTTAACTGTGGAGGGGCTAGTCATGCCTGCCGAAAAGACCGTGCAAGAGATCGCGACCGAGATCGGCTCCGCGTTCGAGGAATTCAAGAAAGTCAACGATCAGCGAATCAAGGAAGAATCCGAGCGCAACGGAAAAGCGAGCGCCGAGACCACCGCGAAGCTCGCCAAGGTGGAAAAGGAAATGGACGAGTGGCGCGAGCGCCTGCAGAAGGCGGAAACGCGCCTCGATCGACCGGGCAACCCGCACGCGGCGAACGATGACGCGGAGCCGGTGGAGGATCGCGCACATCGCGAGGCCTTTATCAATTTCCTGCGCTTCGGGCGCACGCATCCCGAGGTGAAAGACAATCTGCAGCGCGCCTGCGTCGCGGCGGTCGCCGCGTTCCGCACGCGCAACGCGGACTTTATCTCGAAGGCTTCCGGCACCGCGCAGATCGACACGCTCACGCCCGCCGATGGCGGCTACGGTGTGCCGAAAGTGATCTCAGACCAGATCACGCACAAGCTGCTCGACATCAGTCCGTTCCGCGAATACTGCAAAGTGGTGCAGGTTGGCACCACCGACTATCACGAACTGGTGGACAAGCGCGGCGAAACCTACGGATGGGTGGGCGAGACCGGCGTGCGCAGCCAGACGCGCACTCCCGCGCTCGCGGACTGCAAACCACCGATCGGCATGCTGTACGCCTACCCGCAATGCACCGAGGAATCACTGCAGGATATTTTTTTCGACGTGCAGGCGTGGCTGGTGGGTAACTGCACGAACGCATTCGCGCAGGGCGAGGGAATCGCGTTCGTCACCGGCAGCGGCGCGAATCAGCCGCTCGGTTTTCTCGCTGCCACCGCGAACATTCCCGATGGCTGGCCCTCGCCGCCGCGTGCGGATTTCACCGTGCAGTATCTCCCGAGCGGCGCTGCGGGAGCGTTCCCGGCGATGCCGAACTCGGGCGATCCGCTGCTCGATCTTCAGTATGCGCTGAAGCCCGCTTATCGCATGGATGCCAAGTGGGCGATGGCAAAGGCAACAATTTCCACAGTGAGAAAATTCAAGGACACCACCGGCAATTACATCTGGTCGCCGGGGCTGTCTCCGGGTGCGCCATCGCTGCTGCTCGGTCATGACGTGATCGAGGCCGAGGCGATGCCGGGGATCGGCGCGAACTCGCTCTCGATCGCGTTCGCGGACTGGGAAGAGGCCTATCTGATCGTGGACCGCGTGGGAATGCGGCTCACCGTGGACGAGATCACCACTCCGGGCTTTGTCAAATTTTATTTGCGTAAGCGCGTGGGCGGGAAGGTGCTCAACAGCGACGCCATCAAGGTGATGAAGATGGCGGTTAGCTGACAAGGCCGGTAGGGCGCTGCGCGGGGACTCCTGCCGCGCGGTGCTCGTCGGTCGGTGGGCCGCGTTCGGCACCAAACCCGCAAGCCACCGCTCCTGCGGGTTTCCACATTTCCACGGTTGGAGAAATCCACATGAAAGCGAAAGTCACGAAGAAGTTCGAGGGCGTGCCGGATGGCAAGTTTTACCCGGAATCGTTCAATCCGGGCGACGTGATCGAAGGCGATCTCGCGCAGTCCGCGATCGATGCGGGCAACGCAAGCCCTTTGAGCGGCAAGGCAGCAGCGGACGAGGAAGACGACGACACGCCGCCGCCCGATCGCCACAAGGCGCAGCATGCGGCACCGAAGAACAAGGGCCGCTAGTCTGCATCGCCAGTGGCCCGAGCCTCACGCAACAGCAGGTTAACTACTGTCGCGGGCGCGCTCGGGTGCTGGTGATAAATGATAATTATCGGCTCGCTCCGTGGGCCGATTGGCTGTATGCGTGCGACTA